TCAACTGATAATAAAGTATATTCTGCGAAAGAATCTAGTCCTATAATTTCTGTATTTGTTTTAAACCCACCATTTATATCAGTAATTACCATTTGATCCGTGGTGTTACTGTAATATAATACTGTACCAGTAGCACTAGCGGTATCTAATGAATATCCTTGATAAACTGTTTCACCTTCTTTGTAAATCCCAAAGCCGGCAGGACTCATATTGAAAGTAACTTTTCCATCATTAACAGATGAATCTAAATCTAATATGTTGACAAAAGAATTTTTGATTATCTTTGCTTGAGATACTGCACCATATACAAAAGCTTTTGCTGTAAAATTTAAAGTCCAAATAATTACTCTAGCATCAGAGTCTTGCAATCCTTCATACTCAATATCATAGTTTACTGAGTTTAAATTAATTGGTACTTCTTTTGTTACACCCATCGTAGGAATAAGATTTAGTTTTATTGTGTACTCAGGAGTAAAAAACGGTAATATATGTTCTATTATTTGAGTACCATCTTCTATATTTCTGACATAAATGTATAATGAAAACTCAAAGTTATATGGTACAGGAGTATACTGTGAAAGCTTTGCGTTAGGATTTCCTGATGCTGCTGTAGTCTTTAAATTAGTTATTTGTTTTCTTGATGCGTCATATTCCATACTTATCAAATCAAAAGACATTCTAGGTAATGTAATTTGAACTTTCTTATTTAAGTCTGGATCACCTACTAGACGAGCAACATATTTTTCTTTTGGAGCATAGATAATAGGCACCTTGACTTTTCTATCTTCGGTGCCATCTGTTTTGTAGCGAGTTAAGGTGATGTTATCAAACAAACTACCAAAACCAACAACAAGTTTTCTAATGATTCTGTGATAATTGGACATTATATGTTACCAAAAGGATTGCTTTCTGAGAAGTCAATTATAGAATTAGCTTCTGCATTAATTTGTTTATTGTCATAGTCTGCATAATACTCTGCATGTTCATATATGTTCGTTGTTGATAAAGTTGCTCTAGCGTTTGATGTTGCTCCTCTAGCTAAATTACCAACAGAGAATGTTCCTACTATCGTATTGATATCCAAGTTTGCAGATACGGAGTCATAAGCTGCAATAATACCTGTCGTAGTTGCATTTGCTAAAGTAATATCTGGGCTAACAAAAATAGTTTCTCCTATAGCAAAAACACCCGAAACTCCAGTTAATTTAAATCTTTGTGCATACGCATCTTCTTGCTGTACAATATCAATATCGGGAATACCAGTATTGATAGTTTCATGTGAATACTTGAATTTCTCTAATTCTAATTCATAGAAATATGGTACTCTACGACCAAGCATAGCCATGTCCATGTCTTGGTTAACAAACTTGATTTCATACAATTCGCCTACACCATTGAGTGGAGGAATATAAATTAAGTCACCATCTTTTGGTCTATCATATTTAGGATCAACAGGAACTCTTTGAAGAAAACTTCTTTTTGACATTACTACAGTCATATGGTTCTTAATTTCAAGACCAAATTTACTAAAGAAGTCTTTATCTCCTTTGTAGTCCATGACATTACTTGGATATAATTCGATAGGGTACGCTGCGGTAAATTTCTTGAGAGGATCTTCCCCAAATAGCAAGTCTCTTGCAGCATCATTAGAATTAGGAATATAATAACAGCCCACACCCATTATCTTAATGGATTCAACAATCAAATCTTCCACCAAACGCTGTTCGGTGTACTTAGCATTATAATTATTGAAATAGTGGCTAACTGGCATATTAGTTCATAAACCACTCTAACGGAGCACCATAATTGGATTCCATTTCTTCTTCCAATTGTTTTATTTCATCTACGGCATCTTCATAAATTTTATCGCCGTTCAATGTGACACCACCTAGCAACTGAACACCTTGGAATTTTTTAAGGTTGTCTCCCCAATTGCGTTTGATGAGGGCTGTAGCATATCGTTTGAGCCAACGATCATCCCAGACAGCATTATAGACATCTGGATTAATCATAGCATAGCATTCAGCAACGACAATAGTACCAACAGGTGCTTCTGAGTATCCCCATGCCCAATCGATAAAGAGTTTGTGCATGTGTCTTTGAAAACGAATAGGTACTTCACCAGTAAATAATATTTCTAAAGAACGCAGGTGTTGCATTGTCATTGTATAGTTGATATAAGATGCTGAAGTAAAGTCGTAGAGTTCGTTCAGACGCAATTGATATCTCAGGTCAAACATATTAATAGTTGCCTGTGAATCTTGAATAGGAAATATACGAGTTACACCGACAATGTTTAATGAATTATTTGCAGCGTCTTTGGTGACAGATGGTCTCATATCAATATATCGTTGATCTATATCTTGCTGAGTCACTGCCTTAATATAATACACTTTTTGGAGGCCATCAAAATGATAGTCTTGCCAGTATTGCATGGCATCATCAATTCTGTCCTCTACCTGTTCATCATCTATGTTAATATCAATTACAGGAAATCCTAGTCGGCGCAGACAGTAATCTTTAAACTCTTGTCTGTTGGTAATTGACGCCATTTCTTCTCCAATTTATGTTATATCTTTCTATTTATTCCCATGGCTTATTTGGCCATACTACATTATATGGGAATCCTTCTTGATCGGGAACATCAAGTAGGTATTGTCTATATGTTGCAAGTTGCTGTTTGTATTCTTCTGTATATGAATTCCATCTCAGTGGATTATTCACTATATTATCAAGTTCTACTAAAAGAACATTTCTGTCGTGTCTAGCTTGTTGAATTTTTTCTTCATATGGAACATCTTGCCAATCTTGTACTGAACCAAATTCACCTGCTTTTGCTCTTTCAAAAATATCTTTACCATGTTCCATTTCATCCCAAGGAGTTGCAGTAAAAGGAAAATCTTCATCCACTCCTTCAAATCGTGCAATAATATCTATACTTACTTTTTCTGGACTAGTCCATTTAGGATCTCTTGCTGATACTAATTTTATCATTTTATGCCACCCTTACCCATATTGTATGTTTAACTAGTGATGTTGTTTGTGTTACTGTTCCTACCGGTTTCCATGTTCCAGATGGTGTGGCACCTACAGCCTGTGTTGAAACTTGTGTGGCGTTAACCGCACCCGCACTTCCCCAAAATCTTAAACCTGAACCTGCTTGGTTGGTACCCGCAGTAATAGCTGTAGTTGATGCAGCAGCATATCCTAGGTATGCATATGAACCTAACTGATCATGTGCTACTTGTCCAGCATACCATGATGACCATGAACCACCATATAAGTTTGCCGGTGTTGATTTTCTGAAATATGCATTATCTGAATTGTTAGTAACGATAACATTACCAACAGTAGGATTTTCAGCGGAAGCAGTATTGCTGTTTATATAGTTTAGGAATAGATATCCGTTTGTATCCGTTCTAGGAATATTACTTGCACCAGGTACAGCACCGGCTGTAGGTAAAGGTAGCCCTGCCCAGAATGTTGTACTGTTTGCGGTGAATCCAGAAGCAGTTCCTGTCAATCCAGTTCCTGCTCCAGAAAAAGAAGTGGCAGTAACAGAACCAACAGCAGTAAAATTACCATTATCAACAAAACTAAACCTTGTAGTTGGGGTACCGCTTACATTTGTCAGGAATCTAAATGTCCAACCGGTGTTATCTCCAAATTGAAAATAGTTTGTGTTTGGGCTAGTAGCGTTACCTATAATAAAATTGCCAAATATGGAACCACCATTAAGACTTCCAGTAAATGATGTAGCAGAAAGAGCACCTGTGCTTGGATTAAAGTTATAGTTAGCGTGTGTATGAACAGTTTCAGTTGCATTTGTAGCGTTATTAGCATCAACAAATGTAGGAAAATAACTAGCATTTGTTTGTATGCCTCGGGTGTTGATATTTGTTGGTACTGTATTAGCTTGAGTATATGCAGCTTGAGCTAGGGTTAAAGCATTCGTATTTTGTGTTGTACCATCAGTAAACCCTAATGATCCTACAGTCAGTGTTGCTGTTAAAGGATTAAAAGTTAAGCCTGTGCTATCAGTATTAACGATACTTAAACTACCTCCTGTTCCTTGAGCAAACAAAGGATATCTCGTAGCGTTTGTTACAGTATCATCTATGATTGATGGGTATACTCCTGTAAATACTGGAGTTCCTGCATAGGTTATAACTTCAAATGCTACATTATCACCAACAGTAGCACCAGATGTTAATGTAATAGTTGTCGGTGTTGTTTCTGCAAAGTCAACAACATTATTTTGTCTAACACCATTTATGAAAACTCTGATCTGATTTTGTCCCTGAACATAATTAGGAACAGTAAATGATGTTTGTCCATTTGTTGCTGTTATTTGTCTTACCGCAGTATTAGCTACCGTTCCTTGAATGTCATAAGCTTTCCACCCACTAGTTCCATAAATCCAAGATTTGGTGTTAGTAGAAAATATCTGATTTAATGTAGGGTTTGAAGGAAAATCAATTGGCATCTAATTTACCTCTTAACTCATCAATTTGTTTTTGTTGTTCTTTGACTGCTTCAATTAATAGTCCTATCATGTTTTGATACATAACTGTTTTTCCATTTTCGTTCTCTGACACAAGATAAGGTAGAACTTTTTCAACTTCTTGAGCAATAACACCCATACTCTTGTTACCATTATCTTTCCAATTATATTCTACTCCTCTCAGTTTCTTAATAGTATCTATAGGATTAGAAATTGTAACAATATTTTCTTTTAGTTTTTCGTCTGATGTTGATGTAATAATGGTAGAAGATAATGTACCAGTAGATGGAACATAAGTAAGTTTTGTACTCGAAACATTGGCGACAGAAATAGAACCCGAAGTTGCAACAGTAACTATAGGATAATATGTAGAACCACTTGCTGTTTCATTAGTGATGGTTGTTCCAGATGTGATATTAGCGTTTGCCGCACCTGTTATTCTACCTTGTTGGTCAACTGTAATAACAGGAATTGCAGTTGAACCACCATATGTTCCAGTTGTTACTGCTGTATTTGATAGTTGTGCTGAAGCAATCAATCCTGTAATCTGAGTATTGGCAATACGCAATGCTGTCTGAGCGGCCCAAATAGGAACACCACCAACACCCGCCATTAATAGTTGACCTTGAGTGCCGACGGAAGTAAATGTTGTATTTCCTACTCCTGCTTGATATAAGATAGCATTTGCTGCACCACCACCAACAGAAGAAGAAGTTGCAGAGGTACTAAAATCTACCCATTGAGATGAATTACCATCATTCACATAGGTGTACAATGTACCATCATCACTATCTACCCAACGATCTCCTGCGGTGTTTCCTGATGCTGGTGGTGTTGTATTGTAAGTGAAACCTCCACTACTTCCACCACCACTTGCTGTAGAGCTTATTGTAATTGTTTTTGTGGTCGTACATGCAGAAATAGAGATATTATTGCCAGCAGAAATCGTTAAAGTGTCTGCATTACTTGCTGGTGTAATTGAAACCGCATTTGCAGATATTGTAGTAAATCCTGTTTGTACTGCACCATTTGCTTCATTATATGCTGCTTGAGCAAAAGTATTGACACTAGTAATATTGGTATTTTGTGTGCTATTAACAGAACTTGCTGCGTTGGCTTGACCATAAGCAGCAGTTGCTAAGGTATTAACCGAAGTTATATTTGTGTTCTGTGTACTATTAACTGCTTGTAGTGCTACTGTATTACCAGAAGCATTATTGGCTTGAGCATAGGCAGCAGTTGCTATGGTCAGTGTTTCTGTATTCTGTTTAGTACCATCACGGAAAACAATGCCTCCATCAAATATTTGAAAATCACCATTTGCTCTATAGAATCTAAACTTATTTGCACTAGTTACACCATTAAAATAGTCAATGTCAAAACTTGTAGCATCAAATTGCATCTGCAAATTAATAGTGTTTGCAGTTCCATTATACATCATTCTAGTGTCAGTATTTGCACCCCATGCAACATAATCATTATCGCCGGTTACTTGAACATATGAAGAAAAACTTCCTGTGGTACCACTAATTGGTCCAATGAAAAAACCCGCAGTCAAGAAATTTGTGGCAGGATCATAACTAAGACCACCATCAGTGTAAAGAGATTCTGCTGTTGCAACAGCATTATTTGAATCAACAAAAATAGGATAATAAGTGCCGGATGATGAAATACCTCTTACATTAGGTGTTGCTTGTGCAGTGTTTGCTGCAACATATGCTGCTGTTGCTAAGGCTACTCCAGCATTTGCGGAGTTCCAAGCATTGGTCATTGTGTTGTTTACATCAAGACCATTTACTCTAATATAACTTGAAATTACATTTGACTTTACTACATTTGCATATAGATTAGCATATCTAAAGCTGGGATTAGAAAAATTAATTAAGGTATTAGACAGAATTTCGGGAGTATAACCTTGAAATAATATCCATTCTTTTAAATTTGGGTCTCTGAATATACCAGTATGCTCTAATCCTGATCCTGGATTATACTGGCCTACTACACCTATGTCTACAGCATCAGTGGTTATATTTCCATTAGCTAAGAATATTAACGAATCTTCAACAACTAAACTTGAAGTTCCAATCGTAACAGAATTACCTAGTACACTCAAATCACCTTCAACAACAAGATTCTGTTGTATTGTGGTGTTTCCTGTTATTGTACCACCAGAAGTATTAAATTTTAAGTTTGCTGTATTGTATGCTGCTTGAGTAAAGGTGTTAATACTAGTAATGTTGGTATTTTGAGTATTATTAATCTCACCCTCAGCATTCGCTTTACCGTAGGCAGCAGTAGCTAGGGTATCAATTGCAGATATACTAGTGTTTTGATTATCGTTTACTGTTTGTAAATATATTGTATTAGATGCTGCTGTATTGGCTGTATTAAATGCTGCCTGAGTAAATGTATTAACACTAGTAATATTGGTGTTTGTTGTAGTCATCTGTGACTGTAAAGCCACGGTGTTGCCTGATGCGTTGTTTGCTTGTGCGTATGCAGCAAACGCTACCGTATCATCGCCTCCACCTCCAGACATTATATTGGTAGAAGCACCACCTCCGCCCGTAGAAATATCTAAGTAAAATCCTCGGGCAGAGCCACCTTGTTCAAAAAATCTTATTTTATTTTGATAAACATCAATTGTTACACCAACACCATCTAGTGTAGTATTGGATACTGCTTTGCCTAGTAGAATTTCTCCACCTTCATCACCCCCAACTGTTAGTACATTTAGTTTTCCTCCTGCACCAATTAATAAATCACCACCAAATATAGCACCTGCCGTATTTGCTAATGCATTATTTGCTTTGTTGTATGCTGCTTGAGTGAATGTATTAACACTGGTAATGTTAGTGTTTTGAAGATCGTTAACAGCATTTAGATAAACGGTATTTGCTGCTGCGGTATTCGCTTGAGCATATGCAGCGAACGCTACAGTGTCATCACTAATTGAATTAATCGTAACAGTTTTTGTTGTTGTGTTGGAATTAATTGTGATGTTTGAACCAGCAACCAAAGATAAAATATCTGTTGGTGTAGTTGCAATAATCAGTGAGTTGTTGGCATTAATCGTTGAAAATGTTTTTTGGTTTTCAATTGATTTAATACCAACACCATTCTTATAGAACAGTTTTCCGTCGGCGTAGTTAATCGCCACCTCACCGTAATTTAGGTCAGCTGGCGTATTCCCTGATTGTCCTGATTTTTTTAACTGTATCGTTGTATTTGACATTTATTAGAAACTTCCGCCGTCCTTGATGACTTCATCTGTAATTACAGGTTCTTCTGGTACCAAGCTGTTTTCTTGTGCAGCTTTAGCCTCATCAATCTTTTTTCTTTTGGCAGGAGTTAATTTCAAATAAATGATTTGATCATTCAATTCTCTAATAGTATGTTCATATTCAGATTTTACTTTTTCAATTTCAACTTTATGTACATCATTATTATTTTGCAACTCATCTCTTGTTTTATTCAATTCATTTCTAAATGTATCAATATGTTGAACTTGATGCTTTACTTCTTCATATTCTCTTTTTACTATTTCATGATCAACTAGTTTTTTTCTCAAATCATCAATTGTGGTTTGAAGATGTTGCAATCTGGAATTTTCAGCAGAGATTTTATTGTCTCTAAGTGAATTCAATTCTTTTTGAGAATTGGCAATAGTAACATTTAGTTCATCTATTTTTTTCTGTAAACTTTGAATGGTACTGCTGCTTCCATCTTGCAACTCTTTAATTACACCTTCAGTTACTTTCAAATTTGCTTGTAAAGATATATTTTTGATGATGCTATCTTGCATCGTCTTTGTTAATATATCCAAATATTGTTCAACATATTTTTCCTGACTCATTTCAAACTCCTATCATTAAAAGATTATATAGTCATTGTGTTTAAAAGCTTCCTCCATCTAAGGCATATGAATAACGAACTTCTTTTGTACTTGAGTTATAGAACATAATGCCGTCATTGTTTGCATCTTGTGCTGCTGTGTAACGAATTGGATTAACATAGAATCCAGAAGCCAGAGAAACAAGATTTTGTCCAGAAGCATTCAGAATAATGCTGTTTGCAAATCCAGATTCAAAACCTGCTTTGTTACCAATTGCAATCGTGTTGATTCCTATTGCAGAGGTATTTCCGCTACCAGCACCGTAACCGATTGCTACACCATACGCACCTTGAGCATTGTAACCAGCAGAATCACCAATTGCTACGGCTTGTGTTCCTTGAGTTATTGTACCAGCATTTTGACCAAAGGCAACTGCATCACCAGAAGTGTCTTTGATGATAGCACCGTTTGCTAATTGAATTCCTGCACCATTATGTACTAGTAAACCGTCTGTACTTTGAATTGATAACGAGAATGATCCGTTAGCAATAGATGTTGGTGTTAATGCATTATCAGAAGAATATGTTAATTCTCCAGTTGAAGCATTAAAGTAAACAAGATTTCCTGTGGCACCTTGATTGATTGCTGTTAAAAAAGTTGGTCTTTTGATTGTAAATGCTGTTGGATCAAACACTGCGACATCTATACTATCAGCATAAAAATGAACTTCTCCATCAGCAGGACTGAACATACCGGAATCGTTGTCACCTTCTGTTCCACCAAATGAGAAACCACCTCCAACAGTTCCTACACTTTGTGTGGTTAATATTTTTCCTGCGGTATTTAATGTTCCGTTGTTTTGGAATGTCCAAAGTTTATTATTTGCAGTAATGTAAGTTTGTTTGTTAAAGTCGCTTACTAGAACATTAGTTTCTTCACCACCTAGATATAGTATAGCATTTGAACTATCAATTGCTCCACCAGCACGAAGATGAATATGATTTGGTAATGTTGGGTCAACAACAATATATTGATCATTAACACCAGGAGCATAATTAGCGCCAGGTGCTAATATGAGTGTACTAGCAGAAGTATCCTTGATGATGGCGCCATTTGCTAATTGAATTCCGGAACCATTTGTTGATACACGACCATCAATACTACTGATGAACATACGGAATGCACCATTTGCAATCTCATCAGGATTGATATCGTTTGCTCTTCCATATGACAACTGACCAGTGGTAGCATCAAAGTAAATGATATTTGCTGTTTGAGTATTTGCTAGACCAGTTAGATATGTTGCTTGCTTGATCTTAAATGTTGAAGAAGTAAATTCTGCAACATCAGTATTGTTTGCATACAAATGAACTTCACCATCAGATGGGCTGAACATACCAGAATCATAATTGCCTTCTGTTCCACCAAACGAGAAACCACCATTTACTGTGCCTGTTGATTGTGCTGCAAGAACTTTTCTTAGTGAAATTAAGTTACCAGTAGATTCAAAATCTGATGATACTGTTATTATGTTTGATCCAGAAGTACCATTATTGTTAATGTTTGCTGACGCTGAGCCATCTGTATTATATAATCTTATTGGTTTACCGGTATTTAAATTCAATACTTGATTAAATGATGCTCCATTATTAAATATTGGAGTACCATCAAACCATGCATTACCATTAGCATATAACTGAGAACCACTCTGTAGTGTTAGAATGTTCAGTACATTAGCTGTATTTGCTGTAATGTTAGCACGAAGTGTTGATAGTGCAAATTCATTAGCAAACGGTGTAATTGTGTTTGCTGATGGCTCTACTGTATAGTTACTGAACAGATAGTATTGTTTATCTGCTGCATGACGGAATAGACCAGTATGTCTTGCTGTTCCATCACCATAGTGACCAATAAAACCAATATCAACGATATCACTTGTATTATTTGCAGCAAGTTGAAGCAGTGAGTCATCAACTTTTAAAACATCAACATTGATGATGGTTTCTGTACCCAGAACAGTCAAGTTACCAGAAATCTGAACATCAGAATCAATATATTGATTTGTGAGTGGAGTGTTTGCACGAACTAAAGTATTATCTACATTTAATGTTATTGTCTGTCCTGATACTGAGGATGTAAGACCATCACCACCTGCAATGTTTAATGTTTGTGTTAGTAAATTAACAGCAGAAGGACCACCAGAATCTGCGGTAATATCTAATTCTGTAGAGATTGATGCTGTACTAATTGCTGTAACTAGACCATTAGCACCAACAGTAATAACTGGAATAGTTGTTGTATTACCATATTGTCCAGCACCACTAGAATAGTTGGAACTGAAATCACGATATCCACCAATTCTTAATGATGCTGTACCGCTTGGAGTACCAATGAATAATGTATTAGATGAGTATGAGTACGCTAATTCACCTTGTAGCAACGAAGCAGGTGTGTCCGTTGACAGGGAGCGTTTAATCAGAATCTCTGTATTTGATGACATATGATTGTCCTTCTTTTATTATAATTATTCTTATATTTATGAAAAAGTGCCACCGTCAATTTTGGCTTGAAGCACTCCTGGCTCAGTAATTATCAAGTTTCCAGTCATGGTATCTCCAGACTTACTTACTTTTGTATTTGCTGTACTGTAAGCTGAGTTTGCTAAAGTTATACCTGCATTTGCACTATTATATGCTGCTTGTGCTAATTGTAATGCTTGTGCTGCATCGGCTGCTGAAGCACCAACAAATGATGCTGTGCTGTGAACTGTCTGTTGGTTTCCTTGATTAACCCTGACATTAATCTGTTGTACAGGATTGACTATTACATTTGGCATTTTAGTTTCTTGTTACAGATGGTGAAACAAATATTTGTCCTTCAAGAACTCTAGTAACATTTTGTGTTCCCGTTTCAATAATAATGACATCGTACACTAATTTTTGCATAGTAGAAACATTTGCAGTTGTTGCAGAGTTTGCAGACAACTGAATGATACCAGAGTTTGCATTAGCTACACTTGCAGTAAAATTGATAGCAACATTAGAAGAATAATATGAGTTTCTTGCTTGACTTCTTACGGTAAAGCCTGTAAGATTATAAGGTGCACCAGTGTTATCCGCAAGAGTCATCTGCGTAGTGAATGTGGTTCCTTGTTCTAAGAATAAATCTTGATACCCAGCAGAAGCCATGTGTTTTCCTTATTGTATTTTAGACATAGAGCCTGCGGGTACGCCAATACCGTGGCAGGCATGTTTAAGTTCTATTAAATTACCATTCTACTACAACAATCCCAGCCGCTCCTGCTGTAGGTGTGGTCGAACCTGCACCACCGTTACCGTAGACTGACGCCGCTCCCGGCGACAGCGAGCCGGCAGTGCCGTTACCAAAGAAGCTTCCTCCTCCAGACGCCTGGCTCAGGCACAGGAACCCACCCCGGCCTCCTGGTATTGTGAAACCACAATTTGTAGCTCCAGGAATACTACCTGTTCCACCAGCACCTCCGGCTAAAAGAGTCGCTCCACTGCCGCCAGTAGCACTCGCTAAACTACCGAATGATGATGTTCCTCCAGCTCCTCCAACACCAGAAGGCGGAGACCATCCTGTTCCTCCTGAGCCAATTGAGACAGGATATGGTGTTGCTGCTGTGACAGTAGTAACTCTTATTGCAGTTCCTCCTCCACCTCCACCACCATTTTGACTGCCGCAGCCACCTAATTGTCCCGGCGCTGCGCCCCCTCCACCACCTCCACCAATCACAGTAACCTTTAATTTGGTAGTCGTTGGTGGTGTTGTGAATGCTCCTGGAGAAGTAAACACCTGCATATTACTAAATCCGCCCGCAGGGATCGCTGAAGGAGCAATCTGTGGTGCTGTGATCAAACCAGTAAGCTGAGTGTTTGCCACCGAAGCAATCTGTGGTGCTGTAATCAAACCAGTAATCTGAGTATTCGCTACAAAACCAGAGATGTTTGCAGAAGCCGCAAAGCCACCTAAATTTCTATTGACTGCCATTGTTATTCTCCGTTATTTTATACTGCTGTATTTGCTGATGGTGAAGGTGGTGGAACAGGTTTCTCTAAAATAGCATTGGCTGTAGTATCAAAATAAAACTGATCAGCGACTACATCATCAGCACAATCAACCCAATGTAGTTCTCCAGCAACATCAAAAATGTTTTCTGCTTCTTCTACTTGAGCAACACGATAACCTGTAGTACCATCAAAGTTGTTAACTTGTTCTTGTGGACTAATTAACGCTTTTTTCATTTATTTCTTTCTCCTATTGAATTAAATTACCATTCTACTATGACTACTCCGGAGGCACCAGCAGCTACCGGACCCGGCCCAGGGAATGGCCCGCCGGCTGCTGTTGCACCACTACCATAAGCTCTACCTGCTGATGCCGGGCCCGTGGTCGCCGCCGCCGCTCCACCTAAAGAAGTACCTCCTCCCATGCCGCCGAGTGAGGGAAAGCTGTTACCTACCGCATCACCACGCCCACCTCCGCCACCAGCGGCATTTAAATCTCCCGAAGATCCTATTCCGCCCGTTCCACCAAATCCTGGGAAGGCGCAGCCGCCACCGGTGCCGGGGGTACCGCCGGCACCTCCTGTTGCACTAACTAAAGCTGGAGAACCAAAGCTACTTGTTCCTCCTGTGCCGCCCGAACCCGATGGTGGCGAAGCCGTACCACCAGCTCCAACAGCAACAGGATATGGCGTACCACCAACCACAGGAATTATCCGGATACCAGTTCCACCTCCACCTCCTCCTCCACCGTTGCCTCGTGTGCCGCAGCTTGCACTCGATGCGCCGGATCCACCTCCACCTCCAACCACAGTAACTTTAACTTTAGTAGTCGTTGGTGGTGCTGTCCAAGTTTGTCCTGGTGCTGTGTTTGTAATTACTGATATATTACTAAATCCGCCAGCAGGAATCGCTGAAGGAGCAATCTGTGGTCCTGTAATCAAACCAGTAATCTGAGTATTTGCTACAGTTGCAATTTGTGGACTTGTAATCAAACCAGTAATCTTAGTATTCGCAATACTCAAAGCAGTCTGTGCAATCCACACAGGTTTACCTGAACCACCACTCACTAACAGTTGTCCTGATGTTCCAACATCAGTATTAGAAGTAGTATTAGCTGCTGATTGATACAGTACAGCACCTGCTGCACCACCAGTAATGTTAGCCACGGCACTGACAGAGAAAGCATAGACAGTGATAATATCATCTAATGCAGCAGCAGTAGCTAGTGTAATACTTGTACCGTTAGATGCAGTAAAGTCTGTCGCATAATCTAACAGAACACCGTTTAGATATACTTGTACATATCCAACAGTATAGTTTACGGTAAATACTGTTTGTCCAGCAGTTGCAGTGAACTTAGTTACAGTATAGCTTGTTGCACCAACACCTGCACCAGCACCAGAAACAGTAGCCGCTGTTGCACTGGTAATTCTACCTTGTGCATCAATCGTAATAATTGGGACTTGAGAAGCAGTTCCGTATGTTCCTGCTACAACACTTGTATTTGCAAGTACCGAACCCGTTACTTTCGTTGTCATTTGTTATCACCCTTTAATCTGTCTATTTCTTGTTTTAACTCTTTAATTGCTTGAACTAATAATCCAATCATGTTTTGATACATGACAGATTTTCCATTTTCGTTTTCTGCTATGAGGTACGGAATAATCTTCTCAACATCTTGAGCAATCAGACCCATACCTTTTTCTCCAGTATCTTTCCAATTGTACTCAACACCTTTTAGTCTCATTACAGTATTTAACGCATTAGAAATTTCAACAATATTTTCTTTCAGATTTTCGTCTGAAGTTGAAGTCATTACTGTAGCAGACAAAGTACCTGTCGATGGCTCAAAGGTTAATTTGCTACTAGAAACATTAGCAATTGTTTGTGTACCAGAAGTTTGTGTCGTAAATGTTACATATCTAGCACCAGAATTTGTGGTATCATCTGTTATTGTAGGTCCAACTGCTCCAATAATTCCAGTGTTAGCTACAGAACCAGCAGAGCCAGTGATGCTATGTGAGAATGTTACACCAGAGTTTGCTTTGTTGTTGACAAACGCTGTAGTGGCTACCTGTGTATTTCCAGTAGAACTATTGATTGTTGGTGTTGGTGCAAGCACAACATTAGTGAATGTTTGTGTGCCACCATTCGTATTAGCATAATATGTAGTTAATTTAGATGTTAATCCATCGATAGCTAACTGAATCGTATTAGCTGTACTTGAAATGTCAGCATTAATAGTATATGCAATATTGTTTGCATAGTATGGATTATTGATAAATCCATCCACTTCAAGTAGAATTGCATCGTTTAGTACAGGTGCGACAGAGAATGAAATCGTAGAGTTTGAAATATTTACACTATATTCTGATTCAAACTGTCTAACACCATTAATATATGCTCTTAACTGTGTAGCCGCAGAGAATGTCGGTGTTGTATAGGTTACTTGTGTACCCGATGCAGTATAAGACAGTCTTGTTGAGTTGATGGTTGTTCCTGGTGTAGCTCCACCACCCCCACCACCTGATGCTGACCAATAGAAGTTTCCTGGTCCACCAGTTGTCAGAACATATCCAGCAGTTGTTCCTGTTGGTAATATGTTTGTTAAAGCACTCGATGCTGATGTTGCTCCAGTACCACCTTGTGATAATCCAAGAGGAGATGAAAGAGTTAATCCAGCAAATGTTGGTGATGCAGTAGTTCTTAAATCTTGTGATGTGCTAATGTTCAGTACATTTGAAGAACCATATACAGTAACACCATTGTTACTACTGAAAGATATTACACCAATACTGGGTGTTGCAATACCAGTAGTACCAACAAATGTATTTGATGCAAGAGTTCCTGTGTTTGCTCTATTGAAGGCTGCTGCTGCAAAGGTGTTAGTGGAGGCAATATTTGTATTTGTGGTAGTCATTTGTGCCTGTAAAGCACTTATGTTACCATTAGCTGTATTAGCACCTATCCATGCTTGATTGGCTGTGAATGCAACCATATTAGCAAAGGTGTTGACTGATGCGACATTAGTATTAGCAGTATTGGCACCAATCCATGCAGCATTGGCAGTAAAAGATGCCATTTGTGCAAAAGTATTACCCGCAGAAATTGCAGAATTTTGAGTGTTGGCAACATTTTGTAAATAATTTACTGATCTAGAACTTGCAAGATTATCTGAGCTTACTAATACAGTAGAATCACTAATTAAATTTGCTGTTAGTATTTTAGAATAGCTTGAAGGATTATTTACATCACGAATATCCCAATAATCTTGCAATTCATTCCATCTTATTTCAGCGTTAGCATTTCCCGACCCTCTAGATGACGCAAATGTTCCAGTTGTGGGTACCGCCGCATCAGCATTAATAGTTAAAATATCAGAATTATATACTGTATTTCCACTAACAATAAAATTACCTTGAACTGATATTGTATTAGCAATTACATCACGGACATATATGTCTGCTGTATTCGCATCCACTCTAGTTGTTACTGTTAATAATGGTGTTACTACTGTAGAGTTTGCAGTGATTAGATTTCCAGTAACAGAAGATATGCCTATAACTGTAGGAGAAATAACCCTAGTGTTACCAGAAACAATGTTTCCAATTACATTGTTTGATCCTGTTACTGTATTTGAACTTATATGAGTGTTAGCAAATATCACTCCACCAACTACACTGGTTGTTCCTAATATAGATGGTGAAACCACTCTAGTGTTACCAGATACTATATCACCAATAACATTGTTTGTTGCAGTTATCGTAGGGGAATTTATATGTATAGCAGCATAAATTGTATCAACAGTAGCAATCGCAGTATTTACTGCTGTGTTTGCTTGAACATAGTTGATGTATGCAACACCACTAACTGCTAGAGTTGGAGATATTAAGTTCGTATTTGCTTGAATTCTATCACCCAAGACATTCGCAGAAGCAGTAACATCTTTTGAAACAACATGATTTGTTGTACGAACTATCTGTGAAGTGATATTAGAACCTACCGTAAGGTTCTGTGCAAAGTTTACATTACCATTAGCAACATTTAATTTGAATGTTCCTGCTGATGCAGAGCCAATATACACATTACCATTCGCATCAATTACAGTTGTATTTTGTCCTGCTGTTCCCGAACCACCAGGTTGACTATTGATGCGTAATGCTAGACCAGAACCTGATTGTGTGATATTGAATATATTGTTGCTGTCATTTGCTATGAAATAATTATTTGATGCTCCTATGATTTGACCATCAATCTGCATATTCTTTTGAATAAAGACAGATGAACCAACACCAGAAACTTGAAGCTGTCCTTGAATAACAGCATTGTTTGCTACTTGTAGACCGAGACTAGGAGAACTAAGAAATAATGTTCCTGTAGGTTTTACAAAGTTGTTTGCTGCAAAGTCATTATTTTCTTGTGCAAGCTTGTTTGTTGTAACTACCCAATCCCCAAAAGTATTGGCATAACTTAATAAAGTAACTGTATTAGCCATTTTAGCCTTTTTCTATTAGTTTCAGCATCAACTGTTTTATTTCTTCCATATCATTTTTGATGCCAACAATTTCTTCCTTAACTGTATTTATTTCTTCTTTCTGAGTCTTAAGCATTTTTGCTTTTGCATAATACTCATTTTTTGTATTTTCATCAGTATTAATTATTGCCATACTTTTAGTATCTCTAACAAAATGTGTTCCGGTAACTCTTACTAGTGACATATTAGATTCCTGTTCCTGATGGTAGAGCCAATGCACGAATGTCTGTCAGATAAGGAACTTTTGTACTATCATCTGACGAGAATACAACTTTAATAGCAAATTGACTGAATTGAGTATATGTTTCACCATTTGTACTTGTATAAGAAATGTAATTGTCTGCTACATTATCTACTCCTGGAGCAAACTCATATTCAATCAAGTTATCTTTAGCTAATGAGAATACATTAGGATTACCTACTTGGGTCATCAGTTTCCAATTACCATCTTCAAATACTTGAGTATCATTTCTATTTAATATTCTGTAGTACACATAGATTCCTGTACCAAAAGGTTTGTACACAGTACAGTAAACTCTTAGGTCTCCCGAATCATTTCCTGGTGTCAACACAACTTTCTTCGTAAAGTATCTTGCGAATGAGTTTCCTCCACGATTTGAAGTTTCACCATATACAACAACATTTGCTGGACTTGTATTCGCACCAGTAATTGTAATAGTCGGTGTGGTAATGTATCCAGAACCTTCGTATGTAACATAGACGGAAGAAATTACATTTGATGTTCCATTATTAGCAACAGTAAATCCAAGAACAGCAGGATCAGAACCTATATCTGGAGCACTAATCGTGATTGATGTGTTTGTTGCATCAGTATATCCCGAACCAGTATTTGCTACTGATATAACATTATTTGAAATTCCCATATTATTGATAATGTTTCTGACATTATATACGGTTACACCATCATCAGAAACGATTGGACTAACATTAGGATCACTTGAAGATAGAGTAGCATACATTGAGAAAGTATCATTGATTGTGCTTATCAATGCTCTCTGTCCTTTACCATCATCAAATGTGATATCGTCTGTTGTTGGAGAACCTAATTTTCCTGGAGTTGCTGAGAATGGTCCAACAGGTACATTACCAGCAGCAAGAATATTAGTGTAACTATATCCAATATTGGTGCTAGTAGGTATGAAATCTGTTGTAGTTAAGTTAATAGCATCTGACCAAGTTGTTGTTCCAGAATTTCCATACAAATTCGTAACTGTGTTAGCATCAAGTGTATATTGAATGTCTTGATTTCCAAGTTTTCTATACGGTAATCCTTTTGGTATAGAAAACTGAATAGTAGGTGTTACGGAAGTATTAAACACACATCTATCAATAACGAACATGAGTTGTTTGCTTTGATCTGCTGTCCAAGTTATTGCATTTTGTGATTCAAACAATGCACCAACATATGGTGTTTGACCAATTTTTGATGGGTTACTTGGGTTAGGATCTGTTGGTAAAGCCTTTGCAGTAGATGCCACGGCAATAGAATTTTGTTGAGCATAGTACGCTCTATAATCTGCACTGCTTGATTGTAGCATAATCGCATAAAGCACATCACCTTGAATATAAACTGGAGCCTTGAATACAAACTCAGTATAGGTTGACGCATCCAGATAATGTGGATTTTGTGATGTAACAACCTGATTAGCATTTAATACTACAGTAGAATAATCTAATTTTTTACCATTAGGATATCCATTCAATGTTCCAACAATTGATAGAGTAACTGGGATATTAGTTGTTGGTTTTGATTGAAAGAATACTTTTACTGAACGAAGAAATAATCCATTTGGGAAGTTAACTTTTTCAATAATAAAACTTTGAGCAATAGGATCACGATAAGTTACAGTTTGAATAATGCTCGTTTGAATTAACTGATTCTGTCTCTGACTAACTTGTGTGAAGGCAGTGGCAGCAGAGTCAATCGATGGAGCAAATTCTAACTTTTGTGAAGTTGTTGAGAGTCCAGATGCCGTAAACGATGCTTCAGCGAATGTTGTTGCTGTTGTAGGATCAGTAGGTACTGATCTATTATCCACTCTAAAAACTCTTGTTCCCGTTTGAAAAACTCCACCAGGAACATTAAAAACACCGACAAAATTTCCTGCTTCATCAGTAGAAAGTTTAGAGACAGTATTTCCTAGTTGTAATGCCTGCGATATTGTTGTGACTGTGCTTCCTATGAAATTATATTGAGAAGTAACATCTCCAACTTTACTATTATAACCAAGAGATACATTAATAGGAGTATCTAAAGTTACGATTTTGTTTATATTATCATAAGCCGTTACAGTTGCAACATCAGTAGATGTTTCTTTTAGATACTCTGTTGGTTCTACTTTATAAGTGTAAGCCATTTATCTTCCCAATAAAATTGTAGTTATTTACCATTGACAATACAAGCCAATTTTCCAAAAATCTTAAATAACAACATTACTGATTTTTGAGTAAATTTATTTTCATCATTTTTGAATGCTCTAACTAGTATTGAGTTGATTAATCCAATATCTAGTTTACCAAAATAATTATTTAACAAATATGCTCCATACGCAAGATTTTTTCCTTCATCGGTAAACTTAAATAATAGCTCAGATGCTCTTTCTGAAGTTATCATTTCTCTTTCGGTTACTTTACGAAGAACACCACCTTCACCAATAATTGATGTAGTACCATATCCATTGACTTGATATGTGCCATCTCCGTCTACCCATAGATTGTATACTAATTTTCCTTGTGCGGGTATTGTCTTTCCTGCTTCAATTTGTTTTGCTTTACCTAACCAAGGATACATTTCATAAACTTTTTCTGAAATTGGACTGGATAATTCACCATCAATATACAGTGGATGATTGATGGTTGCAAAAGGTTTCTCTTTTTTCTTCACCGAATAAATTGCTTCAAATTTATCATCTAAAGTTTTTTCGACAAAAGTTACTGTGTTAATTTTTGTTTTATTCCAGTTATATACTTTTTCACCAATTTGAACTTCAGAAATTTTCTTAGTTTCTCCATTTTCTAGAAGAACTAAAGTATCTTCTATGAAGCAACCTCCTCCTCCTGCTCGGCGTGGTGTTGGTGGAGGAACATAAGTTGCTGTCTGAGTTGTATAAGCATACACATAGGTTGAGGTAACACTAATTTTTGTTCCCACATAATAGTTAGCAACATTTGCTGCATTGCCATCTAACTTAACCTTTGTTACTCCAGTGAACCATGCACCACCTTCAGGCATAACAACTTGTTGAGCAACACTATCATATGCTAAGTTTGTTGGAGCAGTAGAAGCAAAAACTATTTGATCTGAAGGATCTTTAACTACAACACCAATTCCAGAAGGTCCAGGAGAACCAGTTACAGACCATGCAAGAGTTAAAACTCCTAATTGTGCTGATGATAGTGTATAGTTCACTTGGTTTACTGATGTCGGATTTGCAGAACCGGATGCTACAGTAGAACCATTAGCAGTTAATGTGTATGCACCAGAAGAAGAAACTTGAATTTTATATGTTCCAGCTACTTCAGGATCAACAGCAAAAGTTGCAGAGTATGAGGCTGAAGCTCTTAGGTCTCCCCAAACACCATATTGATTTAAGAATGTTCCCCAACCAGTGGAGTTTTGAACTTTATAGAGTTGTAATCCACTCGTAATTGTATTATTATAACTTCCACCAACACCACTTAAAACACCAGAGGTTGACAATCTAGCGGTCGCTGCTGATGTGTTTATCGTTCCACTTGCACTAGTTGATGTATATGTTCCAGAAGAATTGAAGAACGCATTTTGAACAACATTTGTTGGTGAATATGATGGTGCGCCTAATAGGTTTGCAATATACAATCTAACTCTATTTGTTGATGGGTATCTGTATATTGATACCACACGACCAATAGGATTAAATTTGTTGCTATAATAAAATCCTACAATGTCGTTTTCACTGAATGTTCCACTAACACTAGTTAATTCAATAGTATTTGGAGATGTAATATAGTTATCAACATTCACGCCATCGAAGAAAGTAGAAACTGGACTATTAACTAATAATCCTTCTGCTTTGAATATCAACTGTTGAGGTCTGATATATGGTAAAATAGAAACATTTGTTAAATAACCATTATTAAATCCAGTTGTTGATGATACTTGAGCATAGCTTCCTGCGGTTGTTATATTTCTTATTTGATCAGAATATGCTTGTGTTGTTGTGGTTGTTACTGTTGCTCTACCTGTTGTTGCTGTAGTGGTCGAAGTTGTACTGTACGATGTTCCCGGAATGGTAGTCCAATCACCAGCATTAGTTACATTAACGCCATTTGTTTGCTGATAGATTTGTGTTCCCGGATTAACTATCAATAAATCAGGAGCTTGGCTATTATCAACCCAGTTATCCATAGGTGGAGTAATAGTTGCAACACCTTCATATTCAACAACATTAAATGGGTTTAAACTAACCACAGAACTCGCTAGAGATTGTGTAACAACATTTGCTGAAGTATATGGTAAAGTGAATATATTAGTTCCTGTACCATTAATACTGGAAACGGCTAAATTGTTAAATGTTTTTAGTGTTCCTAAAGAATTTAGAACAATAGGATTTTGTAACTGATAATTATCAATTGTGCTTATTGGGCTTAATCTTTTCTTAGTAGTGTTAATCTTTGTACCAAAATCTTTGTTTGCTGTGTCTGCGGTAGAAAAAGATGAAAAGTCATCAACAAGAATACCATTCTTGAATCTGTTTAATCCATTAACATCAGGAACTTGCAAAGATTGTGCATTAGTTTCTAATAGACTCAATGAAGTATAATATTCTAAATCATTGACACGGGTTTGTAGATCGGTGATGTCTCGTTTGATCCAATTTTTATGTACAATTTTTTCTATTGACAGATCAGGTTGTCCACCATTAGGAACTTCTCCCGGAACATAAGCAGTGTATGGATCATAAGTAAGATTTGCTAGTACGAGTGACCCATCAGGTTCTTTGGGAAACACAGGGTTAACTGAAGGAGTTCCCGGAATCATTACGAAGGATCTATCTTTAGTTAATACGAGTTTGTCTTTTCTTCCTAAATAATAATCGTAATCACTAACATATTCGCTCAGGTTCTGTGGAATTAAAATACCACTATCATCAACAGCAGGATTTCCTGTATAGTTGAATATGAATGCTGCTTGTGCATTCTTTCTGACTGGTCTAAAATCTAATGAATCAGAAAGTTGATATGTTGTTCCATTTGTGCTTAAATAGGTAGCAATTTCTTCATAATATTCTGGTGATGTAGAAATAGGAGCAAGATATGAATTGACATCAAAATATCCATCACCACCCGTATGTGAATAATAATCAAATATGACTAAAATATTTCCTGCTGGTTTGTTTGCACCAGCAACAAGATTTAGTGCCGCATGATCATAGTAATTGTCTCTTTGTCCATTGTCTAATTGGAATAGGCGTGTTATATCAAAAGCAGAATTGGTCAACATTGCATCTGTTGCTGCCGTGCCTGGTGATTTTGTATCAATAATTTTTCTGATTTTCTTCACATCAGAAACATATAAAGAAGTTATCGCCCCAATATCCGAATTTTTAATGTATACTTGACCTTTAGTTAAATCAATATAAGTATTGTTAATTATTCCATCAGGTCCAGCAATACTTGCCACTGTTGTATTACCAGTAACAAGATTCTTTGTTTTCAATACATTGGTAACATTATCAGCATTTGCAACATTAACTGCTGCAATGACATCAACAATCACACCACCATAAGTATTTGTTGTGAAGGTAACTGTTTTCTTATCTAGAGACAAGGCGACAGTTTGTCCAGCAGAACAGAAATCTAATATTTTTCCTGTTGTTTTATTGATAACAGTAAAGTTTTGTTTAATAACATCAGCAGATAATGTTCCTGTTCCCAAGAAGGTCAATGGAGTACCACTAGGAATAGTGATTGTTAAAACAAAGTTTCCACCTGACGCAGTAAATGTTTTTGCTCTGAATACTTTAGTTGAAACATAATCACTATTAGCAATGTTTGCAACATAAGGATAACCAACAAGGAAAAGCATTTCTGGAGCAGTTGGATTTTCCAGTATGGTATCACCAGAAGCAACACCGCTTACTTTTCCTGCATTGGCAATGTCTGCTGTAGCAATAATCACATTACTACTATTTCTAGCAACAATGGAGTCTACGATTGAAGTTGAAAACTTCAAACTAAAATTAGTCGTATTGTCTGGCGTAACCGTAAATGGTGCATCTACGGTTGCTGTTCTTGTTGCACCATTATATGAAACGATTCTTCTAATATCACCTACACTTGTACCACTAGTGAGTGCAATTGTTGCTCCATAATACGCATTTGCGGCAGTAGAGAATTTACCTCCAGCACCGGTACCAGAGAAACTGATGGTTGTTGGTGTTCCTGAAGAAACAACTCCGTTTAAATTTGTAGTATTAATATCTGAAATGTATGCTTTATAAACATATGATGGAGTGTTAGCATTAGAACCCGAACTATTATATTGTATGTTTCTAATACGAGCAGAACCAACTAAAGTCGAAGAATATGTTGCTGTATTTGTTGTTATAATATCACTGTTTGGTGTACAATGTAAGTCAATTACTGGCATCGTAGTAACATCAAATATTCCGTTTGCAGATGTTACAGTTAGATAGCTACCATAATCAATATAGACTGCATTATTGTTTATGTTTTCTGTAGTTCTAGCTCTACTAATACCTCCTAAAACTACATCCGACTGGTTTTCAATTCTATAACCATGGACATATGCAAGGCCTTTACCAATTTTTAAATCATATTGTGCTGGGTTAACTGTATTTGAAGATGGTGTCAGTTTAAAGTCATTTACAATATAATCTCCGTTACTTTCATAGTCTCTTTTTGCAAAATAATCATCGATAACAGAATAAACACTACCATCTACTTGTTTAATGACAGTACCATTGCTTATTCTAACCAATTCTATAAATTGATCATCGTTACCTAAAGTTAAAGGTAATGAGGTTAAATCTAAGCTAATTTTAAATCTATCTGCACCTGGCGCTTGATAGTTTGATGCGCCAACAGCAGGGTCTAAAAGAGAAGGATCATTGATATAATCAACAATGCTTTCTGTGATAGAAAGACCTATACGATATGATGGGGTATTGCTATATTTGTCTAGAACAATTGTTTGTGGTGAAACTTGAACAAAATGCCCAATTGAATATTTTGTAAATGTACCATCCGGATTAGGTGTAGAGGATAAGTTGTATCCATTTACAATGTAAAAAATACCTTGAGATATAGAAGCTGTGGATGTTTTTCCAGTACTATTAGAATCTATTGTTGTTGCTGTAAAATTTGATCCGTCGGTACAGAATATTTGTTCTCCATCAGAAAATTGTACACCAGAATAATACGAAACATATAGAGTTGGTGGATCTGCTTGAGAAGCTTCTGTTGTTGCAATTACTTTTGCTCTCACTATTCCTTCAGCATCTTGAATATCTTTATTAAGAAAATTTTCAGCAACAACTTCTTCGCCAATTGGTGTTGTTAAATTTAATTTCAGATAATAGTTATTCAGATTCGTTGTTACTTTACCACCAGAAACAGGAGAATTTTGTGTGAAAATATGGTCGGCAAAGTTACTAATTTGATTTTGTAGAATAGTTTGAGCCTGTGTTAGTTCTCTTGCTTGAACTGCAAATCCTGGCTTGAATAATATTCTATGAAAATTCTTTGTTGGGTCAAAATCGTCAAAATACGGATCGACATTAAAATTTAGAGCCATTTTTTTCCTTTAATATCCTAATACAAACCTTAGTTGTTCTATTCCATCCGCACTTCTCTGTATTGAACTTCTGTTCTCTACAAAAATAATGTGGCCAGAAAAAATGTCGTAGTCAGGATTGCTTATCGTGGTTGTAGTTCTTGCTGTTCCAGATGAATCACCAAAAAGAGTGCTGTTAATCACAGGTGTTCCTGTAGTATTTAGTAGTCTAATTACACCTGTTGCATCATCAAAACTCAAAACAGTAGCTTTAAAGAATGCTGTCGCTAGACTTGTTCCTTGATATACTATTTCATCACTGATATATGTTCCAGTTCCAGACACTAAACCTAAATCTGTGGTTGTTTTGTATATTGCCGAATTTGCTGGATTTGGATAATTTGCACGGGAAAATGGATTGACAATAATACCTATTTGACGAAAATCAATATCGGTTGGAATTAACCCACCTTCATCCCCATTGAACTCTGCGGTGAACATTACATGAGAGCAACCTAATTCAGAAATTGGATCTGTACCGTGTCCAGAAATTGGAGAAACTGGTGATATAGCTGTTGCTCCAGAACCTTCTGACGATGAAATTACTACATTAGCATATGTGTAACCTGACCCTTGATTTGTAACAATTATATCTGTAACGACATTTGCTGAAATTTGTACTGAGCCTGTTGCACCAGTACCATCGCCTACTACGGTTACTGTGACTGGATTAGTTATTGGATTGTATCCTGAACCACCGTGTGTAACATTAATGACATCGATGTTACCTGAGCCTGCAGGTGTTGTTTGCCACGGTGGATAATATAACGATGTTGGTCCCGTTCTTCCTATAGGAATTGGCATCCAAACTGTATCCATAAATTTCAATTTTGAACCAATGTCAACAGTATAAATGTATTTCCATTTATATCCATCAGAACCTATGTAAAGATTATTTGATGAGTATGTTCCTGGTTGAAAATACGGTTCGTCTGAAACTGCGCCGCCGTTATTATTCCAAAGACATTTGAATATTTGATCAAAACGATTTTTGATATAAAACTTTCTAACTAAAAATCCATTTTCATCAGTTTCTAGCATATCAACATTATCTTGATAATAATCATAAACTGCTCCAGACACCCAATCAATTCTCTCAACAACTGGAGAAATATTGTTTATTCCTATTTTCTCAACTGCAAAGATATTTTTATATATCTTTTTAAGATTCATTTGATCTTGTGTTGGAACAGGAGGAACATTTTCTTCAGGCCATGGATCGACTTTTGCTAAAAAGCAATAAAAGGTTTCTACAAATTCACCTGTAGAAAATATTTGAGCAACAGGAGAATAATAATTCTCCCTAACAGATGTTAAGCTTGCTCCGTATGTAACTATATTTTGATTTGCCATGATTTATTTATTAAGCGTGTTGAATTGCTACGAAGGTATTTGCATTGTCCCCATCAATACTAAAATATCTCAGATATGCGGAACTGGTTGGTGACATTGTAAATGTAGTAGAATTTTCGGTTGAATTTGTTGCGGTACAACCGTGTGTAATTGTTCTTGTAAGTCCGCCAGTGTTTGTTAACCAAACTTCAACAACTTTACCATAAACATAATTTGAAAGTGTGATGGTTAAGTCTGCGGAAAGTGATGCTTTAATTAATGATGTTGTTGAAAAGTCAATTGTAAATGCTGTCTGAGCACCAGGTAAAACTGTTGGTGAATAAATGAATCCTTTTTGTGGTGCCAAAACACCAGTAAAATATACAGAATCGGCATTGAACGAAGCAATTTCATTAACAACATTTGAACCGTTTGGTGTATTCCAGAATCTTATTCTAGAACCACGATTTGTGTCTGAATGATTTTCACTAGCAACAAAATCAATTCTTGCATCACCAAATGGCGCATATCCTGTAGTACCATATGAGTTACCAGCAATACGCAACAGAATATCATTGTTCTGTGTTGGTGTTGGTGCTACCACTGTACCTCTTGCATTTCTACCAGCAATGACAGGATATGCTGTATTTGATGTACCAAAAGAATCAACCAACACTCTGGCTGGTGTGTTTGCTTTGCTGGTCAATTGCATCAATGTACCGGCTTGTGTTGGAGTCTGTGAACTTCCTGCTGCTGTGATCGTAAATGCTGACTCGGTTGCTGAAAAGTCTGTATTGGCTAAAACAACAGTACCATTCATTGTTACCTTACCAGAACTTACTAGACTGTCTACATTGACTGTTTGGAAATAACCCACACTATTGAGGCTGTTGCTGAGTGTGCTGTTGGCCTTGTCATAGACCACGCTGATAATGCTGTGATATCCTGCTATGCTTATACGAGCCACGGTGTCAGACGCAGGGGTCACTATCTGATTGTTCATCAAGGTAACCACAGTGCCAACACTGGCAGTGACAGCATTGGCTGTGTTGCTTGAAGCACGAATTGTTGAATCAACAATGTTCAAGCTACCTGCAATGACCTGAGGCATCA